GACTGTTCCCAGTCTCCTCTTGATTCTTTGTATTCTGTGTATTGATCGTAAAGTGTTTGACCTAAAGATTCTAATTCTGAGTCTGACATAGAGTCAGCTAGATTCGCAAAGTGTCCATCTGATTGTCGACCAGGAACCGTTGTTGGATCAAAAGTAACTTCTGCTCCACCTGCTTCATCCATTACAACTTCACTTGTGTCAGTCGTAACAACTTCTTCACCACCTGGAATGGCTACTTCTTTTTCTTGAAACTCTTCGTCTTTGATTTCCTCAACTGTGTTGGGTAATGACTTATCTATACTATCTACCATATCCTCTATCCTATTATTAAATTACACCTTTAATGAAGTTATACCGTACATATTTGGGTATGTAAAGCCTGAAGGTCTTGATCTCTCTAAAGCTCTTTGTCGTTCTTCCTCTTCTCTTTGTTTTCTAACTCTCTCTTGTACAGCTTCAATATCAACAGCTTCTATGCCTTCTTGTCTTGGTGTGTAAAAATCTGTATCTAACATCGACTCATCACCAGCTATTTGTTGTTCACTTACAGCCTGTCTTTCAAGAGGAGTCATCTTCATAAGGTCTTGTGCTTCTGCAATTCTTCCTGACAATAAAAATGGTGACCCTAAAATTTCAGCTGTTGTTTTACCTTGTTTTCTCATGTTAAGCATGTTGGCTACTTCAAGAGGTATTGCTGCTATACCCAAAGCTTTACCACCAATCTTTGCAACATTTTTAAGAGCGCTCGCTGTTTTACCTAATCTTCCTGTACCAAGTTGAGTGCTTGAAGCATCGATGGTTAAATCACCTGCAAAGGGATTAGAGAATCTAGAAAATAATTCTTTAAACAACGCGGGATCAGCTGGAATTCCTCCGTAAAATCTTGTGCCTATTTTTCCTGTTGTTGAAGCTTGCTTTAAAGATTTTTTTAATAAATTAAAATCTCTTTGTTTAAATTTACTTAAATCTTGTTCTACACCTTTTACAATTGCTCTAAAGTCTCCTTGTGGTGTTCTTGCTTTACCGCCATATTTTACACCTCCTGTTTCAACTCTAATTCTATTTGCATCTAATTCTGCTGCTCTAGATAAATTACCTTTTCTAATTTGTTGTTCAATTGTGTCAGCTAATTTATTAAGATCACTTCTCAATAATTGAAAACTTCCTGTAGCATTATTTTTAACTCCAAGCACATGATGAAGTTCCACTGCTCTTTTAGCTCTATTAATACCACCTCTATCTTTTGATAAATATTGTAATAAATCATTTAATTGAATTTTTGTTGAGTCAAAACCTTTTGGTAAAAGTTTTGTAATAGTTGGATAGTCTGTAAGAGGGGTTCTAGATTTATTTGCAACATCAACGTATTTAACTATTTCATTAAAGTTAGGATGTTTGTTTATATTTTTAATAGTGTATGTTTTAGTGGTTTTACCTGTTTTATCTTTCATAGCTATAATTTTATTTTTTTTAGATAATGGCTTGTTAGGTTTTTGTAAAACTGCTTCATACCTTGTATCTCCCTGTGCAGCAGCTCTATCCATTTGAGATAATGCCCATCCGCCTGCAGTTCTTAAATTAAAACCAAATCTATAAGGTTTTGGATCATCAAAATAAGTTTGTATTTTTTTATATAAATTAGTTTCACTTGAAGGAACTCCATATTTACCTCCTCTAGTAAAATCAAATTCTACATCAGGGAAAGCATTTATTAATTCTTCTTGCATGTATTTTGGTAAAGGTGAAAAAGCTCTTTTAAAACCCCTTTTTGCAAAAGTAAAAACTTTGTTGTATTCAGGATCCGTTGGAGCAAAACCATATTTTTGTCTTGGTCCAAACTTTGCATTTGGAAATGCTTTTTTTATTTTAGCTTGTTGGCTAGAAGTTAAAGGTTTATCTTGAGTTTTAATTTTAAACTTTGCTTGACCTTTTTTTGTTTTAAGTTGATCATAAACTCTGTCATAAGCTTTCTTTTGTTGTTTAGCATTTAGTTCATTATAATTTTTTTTAAATAAAAATTGAGCTGCTTTATTTTTTTCTGTTGTTGTAACTGTACTTCCAAACTTTTTACCTCTTTGTAAAATCTTTCTTTGTCTTGTTTTAGCCTCCCACGCTCTACCTTCTTCCATATTGTTAGCATAAAAAGTTTTTACATTAGGCGTACGACCTACTGTAAATTTATATTTACCTTTGTATTTCCCTTGTGTTATTTTACCACCAAAAGCATAACCCGGTCTTAATTTTTCTTCTAGTATGGATTCAAATAAAAGTTCTTCCATTATTTATTTCTTTTGTTAAAGTCATCAAAGAGCTGTCTGTTACCAGGTCTTTTAATTTTATTGCCGGTCGTTATAGACTTCTTACCAAATCTTCTTTTAATTTTTTTAATTGCGCTTGCAACACCGCCCTCTGCCATGTCAGGAATATCATCTGGTAAATCTTTTAATTTATCACCAAGATCTTTTTCTTTTTTTTCTTTAAGTCTTTTAACAGATTCTTTGTTTTGTTTTTTCATTCTAGCTAACATCTGAGCTTCTGACTCTGATCTAGGTCTTGGTTTAAATGGATTTGTAATTCTCTCTTTTGGAAACTCTATAACTTTTTTAGAGTCAATAGCTTTTTGTCTTGCTTTCATCTTTAACTTCAACAGATCAAGACCTTTAGGCATGACACCTCTAGCTGACTTGTATGCTCTAACTAATAAATTTAATGCTTGTAAATATCCCATCAGTAATAGTTGTATTCTTTTTTAGTTTGCGTTTTATCTTTTTCGTCTTCTGGATGCCCTATAAAACCTCCCTGTCTAAATCGCATCACAGCTTGAGTCATTGAATCTACTAAGTCATCATTATCCCCATAGGGAAATGCTGCACACTCTTCAATCACTTCTTCTGCAAATTTATCATCAGGCGCCCAAATTTGCCCTGACTCAAATAACGGGGCAACGGCGTTTACTCTAGCATGTTTATCGTTTCCTTTGCTAGGTGTGTAATTTATAACAGGTATCCCCATCTTACGCAATTCATAAGTTAAGGGTA